CCCGCGGTGATGTGGACGCAGCGTTTCGCGCGCTGCGGTTCGATGCGGCCGATCTGTTCAAGACCGACACGGCCATCACGGCGGCCCTGTCATCTGGCGGCAATTATCAGATGGGCGCGTTTCAATATGCGACTCGCCGCGCGCCGGTCGGCAGCCGCGTTGTGCAATCGTTTGGCGGCCGGAACGAGCGGGCCGAACGGATCGCGCGGGATCTTGGATCGCGGCTTGTGACCGAGGTGGTGGACGACGCCCGCGTGATGATCGCCCAAACGATCCAGTCCGGCCTTGTAGCTGGCGCAGGGCCGCGCAGGACGGCGCTGGACATTGGCGGGCGCATGGTCAACGGCACGCGCCAAGGCGGGCTGGTGGGGCTTACGAGCGGGCAGGCGGGCTATGTCCAAAACATGCGCGGTGAACTGGACAATCCGGTCGGCATGGGAAACTATTTTAGCCGCACGCGGCGCGACAAACGCTTTGACGGGATCGTGCGCCGGGCCATTGCCGACGGCAAGCCTGTGGCGCAGGCCGACATTGACCGCATGGCCGGCCGATATTCTGATCGGCTGCTGGCATTGCGTGGTGAAACGATTGCTCGAACCGAAACGCTCAAGGCGCTGAACGCTGGGCGCCAAGAGGCGCTCGACCAGTTGATCGAAAACCCGAACAACGATGTTCAGGCGCAGGACGTTGTTCGGGCTTGGGATTCCACAGGCGACGCCCGCACGCGCGAGACACACGCTGCAGCGGACGGGCAGGTGGTGGCACAGGGCGAGCCGTTCACGGTTGGTGGCGCGTCGCTGATGTATCCAGGCGACACGTCCATGGGCGCGCCCGCTGAGGAAACAATAAATTGCCGATGCTACCAAGATATTCGCATCGACTTCTTGGCGAGGTTGACCTAATGGTCCGATATACAATGGCCACGCTGGACCAATGGACGAAAAAGACACAGGGCCGGATTGACGCCGTTCTGAAAGACTCGACGCAGACAGTAATTCGCACCGCGCAGCGGACAAAGGCGAAGGGCGGTCGGATGCCTGTCGATACGGGCAATCTCCGAAACAGCCTGATATCCTCGGTGGCCGGTGGCGCGATGGGTCAAGGTGCTGAGTCCTACGTGATGGCCGCGGCGGGCATGACTGGCGGGGACGTTGCGACGTTTACGTGGACGGCTGAATATGCGGCGGCTGTCAACAATGGCAGGAATGGCCGCCCAGGCGCGCACTTTGTTGAGGGCGCCGTCGATCAATGGCCCGCGATCGTGCGGGCGTCTATCGCAAAAGCAAAGGCGCGTGTCAGATGAACCACGGCGACATAAAAACCGCACTGCGCACGCGCCTTGCCGCCACGCCGTCCGCTCCGTCGATCGTGTGGGGTGAAAATTCGCCCGGCGTTTACGACGCGGATGCGTTGCAATACGTCACGCCTGCACCGCCGTATTGGCTGGCGTATTTCACGCACACCCCGCCTGAGCGTTTCGGGTTGTCCAAATCGAGCCAGATTGTCATCCGGCTTTTCGTCGCGGTTTTTGTGCAAGAAGGCACGTTCGAAGATGAGGCGGATGAGCAAGCGCAGCGCATCATTGACCAATTCCCCATTGATCTGATACTCTCGGCCGGAAGCGGTCAAATTCAGGTGGCAGACATGGGCGATCCACAAGCGGGCAGCATTGACGGCGGTATGTTCCGCAAGAACGTGTCGATCCGTTGCCGCGCGATCTTCCAACGCACTCCATGAAAGGAAAATAATCATGGCACTTACCGAGGGCATTGGCGGATTCTTGTCCGTCTCCGCAGCCGCACCGGCCACTTACGACGCCTCTGGATACGGCGACCTGACGTGGACCGATGTGGGCGAAGCGTCCGAAATCCCTGAGTTCGGCGCAGCCTATTCGCCCGTCACGTTCACCCCGCTGAAAACCGGCATTGTGAACAAATTCCACGGCGAGTTGAACTACGGATCGATCACCGTCCCGCTCGGCTATGACTCCGCCGATGCTGGTCAGATCATCTTGCTTGCCGCTCTCGTTTCGAAAAACGAAATCAGCTTTCGTGAGACGCGCAGCGATGGCACGATCCGTTTCATCAGCGGCAAGGTCATGTCGTTCCCTCGCGGCCAGTCGGTCGGCTCGGTGAACATGGCGTCCTGCAACATCGAGTTCACGCGCGCTGATATCGAAGTCGCCGCGCCGTAATCCTGCTTCGGCAGGACGGGGGCGTGTGGCGTGGTTGACCCGCGCCCCCACCATCAACCTCAACCCCAGGAAGCAAACCAATGGATTTTTTCGATTCAGTCTCGGCGGCCGAAGCGGGCGCCTGGCTGCACCTCACGAACCTGCGCACCAACGCCCCGGCCTACGTCACGGGCAAGGATGGCACGCCCGATCTGTCCAAGCCAATGCGGATCAATCTGATTGGCATGGACGCCTCTGCGGCCAAAGCCAAAGCACGCAAGCGCGCAACAGAGGTTCTGAAGCGGCGCGGCGGCAAAATGGACTTTGCCAAAATGAGTGCGGGACAAATCGGGGCTTTGATCGATGAGGGGCAGGAGGGCATCGTCCAATCTGCGGTTGATCAGACCATCGGCTGGGAAAATCTGAGCGTTGACGGCAAGCCGATTGATTTTTCGGAAAGTGCGGCGTTTGCCATTTACCGGAAATACCCGTCGATTCTTGAGGAAGTGACCGAGTTCCTGAAAGACCGGGCCAATTTTTTCGCGCAAGCCTAGAGGCGCTTTGCCTTTGGGCGCGACAGCACGCTTGGCTATGCACGCAGCCAAAGGATATCAAGGCGACGCGGTGGAGTTTTCTGGAGCGGGCCGGTGAAGAACCGGACTTTCCAGAATTGCCATATCGTGGTTATCTGGCGGAGTGGCTGATGGACGCGGGGCCGGTGATGCAGGGTGGGATGGGGCCGGTGGCTTTGTCCCACTTGGAGATCCAAGCATGGGCCGCGAATGTGGGCCTGACGTTTGAAGGCAACGAAGCCGAATGGCTCCAAAAGATCAGCGGCGCATATGCCGGTGAGTTGTCAGAATCAAACGGCAAAAACACACCGCAGCCGTTTAAGGAGTAGGCCCGCATGGACGACATGGCATCGATCGGGCTGGAAGTTGATAGCAGCGACGTGCGGACTGCCACCGGTGATCTGGGCCGTTTTTCTGGCGCTGGCGACCGGGCTGGGGGGTCTGCAAGCCGGGCTGAAGGCGCTTTCGTTGGGATGGGGCGCGGCCTTGCTGTTGCGGCGGCAAGCGCACTGGCCGCAGTGGTCAGCATCGCCGCGCTCAGTTCGCAATTGAACCGTTTCATTGACGCAACCGTGACGAACGAAAAGGCGCAGGCGCAGCTTGGCGCGGTCATCGCATCAACAGGCGGTGCGGCTGGCCGTTCGGTTGCGCAACTGAACGAACACGCCGCGGCGCTGCAAAAGATCACCAATTTCGGAGATGAGGCGATCAACGCCATGCAAGGCGTCCTGTTGACCTTTAGAGAAATCAAAGGGGATGAGTTTGACGCGGCGACCGTGGCAGTTTTGGACATGTCGCAGGCTCTTGGAAAGGACTTGAAATCATCGGCGCAGCAAGTTGGCAAGGCGTTGAACGATCCAGTTAGAGGCATGACCGCCCTTAGTCTTTCCGGCGTTACTTTTACTGAAGCCCAAAAGGACATGGCTAAGGAAATGGTCGCGTCCAACAATATAATCGGAGCGCAGGCGATTATTCTAGCTGAACTTGAAGCGAATTTCGGCGGCTCTGCTAAAACGGCTCGTGACACACTCGGTGGCGCGATTGATTCACTGAGCAATGCGTTCGGCGACCTGTTCGAGTTGTCCGGGCCGGGGGCTGAAAACCTGCGCGCCGCGATTGAACGCCTCACGACAGCTGTGGCAAACCCTGCATTTTTCGCGGCGGTGCAATCGATCGGGACGGCGCTGTTCGCGGCGGCCGAGATGGGTGTCAACGCTCTGGCGATGCTGCTGCCCGCCCTGACCCTCGTGGTCGAGAACATTGACGTGATCGCATACAGCGCGGGCATCGCCGCTGCGCTATTTGCCGGGCCGTTCGTTGTAGGATTGGGCGCTGCGGCGATCGCCAGCGTGTCCCTAACCGGCGCGCTGGTTGTCCTGAAGGGCGCCATACTCAAGACGGGCATCGGCGCGCTTGTGATTGGGGCCGGATATCTCATCGCCATGTTTGTGCGGCTAGTCGGTTCAACCGGGGGATTTGGCAACGCCTTGTCTCTGTTGGGAGAGGTTGCGGCGGGTGTCTGGGAAGGCATCAAAACAAGTGCGACAAGTCTAAAGCCTGCGCTTCAGGCTATATTTCAGACGATCAAATCCGGCTTCATGCATATGATTGCCGATATAGCTGCGATATGGGCAGACTTTTTGCATAACGTGACCACGGGAATGGCTGACATTCCCGGCGCTGAATCGGCAATGCTTGCACTCAGTGGTGCTGCCATTCTCGCAGGCTCGAAAGTTTACGAGTTCAGAGCATCGGCCGATGCTGCAACGGCGGCCGCAGAGGCGCTAAAATCAGAGGCGTCGTCGCTTGCGTCTGAAGGTTTCGATGCGGCGCGCGAGGCTTTGGCAAAGCTGAACGCATCTGTGGTTGAAAGCGCAGCCGCTACCGGAGATGCAGGATCCGAAGCGCTGGCGTTAGCCAAAACCCTAGAGGAAATTGGCGGTGCAGCCGACAAGGCTGCGGAAGCAATCCGCAAGCAGATCAGCGCGCTG